CAAGTGAAATACGCTGTGTTTGTGAGAAAATGTTAGGGTCAGCAACTGGCAATATATCTACTCGATCATCAAAGTCTGTTTGTTTAATCATTCTTTGACCCCCAACGACATCATACGGATATTCCGGCGGTAGATATAACTTGAATACTCTAGCTAAAATTTTAAATTCATTTTTTAAAGCTGAGTAAATTCTTTTATGAATAGCAGACATAGTTCTGCTACCTCTTTCTAATAATGCAACGGTTGTTCCAACTGCAGCTTGTTGATTACCATCACCAACTTGTAGATCTGCAATAGATGCAAATCTTTGACCTGCTTGAACGACAATACCCATCAAACTTAATAATGTTTGAGAAGGCTCTTTAAACGGAAGCATCATGAATGAATCTCTTAAATTTCCACCAGGTGCATCTACATCTCTAAATTCTCCTGGTTGAATAGATTGTGCATCATCTCTAATTCTAATACCACGCATTTTAAATCCTGCTGGTAAATTAGATAATGTTCCTGCATCGAGTAATTGTCTTAATGCAGTTGTAGCAGTTCTAGATAATCCACCAATCATGTGAATTAAACCAAAACCATAAAAACCTAAACCTGGTAAAAATTTGAAATGTACAAAATATTGTATTTTAGATTTTTTAGTATCTCCAATTTCATAGTTTCTTCTAATAGATAGAATCTCATGTGATCCTTCTACTAAAGTTACAATATATGGAATCTTAATTCCTGACGGCTCACCAGTCTGTTGATTGACATCTTCAAAACCTTCTAAATCTAAATCAACATGACACTCTAATAAAGTAAATACATCTTCATCTTTTGTTTTAGTAACTCCTTCAAGTTCTCTTTCTTTTTTCTCAACATCCGTTTCTTTTTGTAAAGGTTTACCTACATCTACGTCTTTATAAAAACCTGCTACTTGTTGTTTTCTTAAATCGTTTTCTGAAATTTTAACACGATGAATAATTGCTTCCGCATCATCTAATGAGGTAGCTGTATACGGAACAATTAAATCATCTGCTGGTACAAACTTTGATACAGCCCTTTGTTCCATATCATCATAATATACCTTTTTAAAGGCAGAACCTGCTAAAGGTAGATTGAACAACATTTGATCAAACTCCGGTTCATACTCTTTCATTTTTTCCATGATCTCGTAGTTCATGAAATCTTTAACTCTATTTGCTTGGTCTGTTTTTTCTGGAGTAGGTACTCCTAAAATTTGTGTTCGAACTGGACCATCAGCAGGTAATAATTCTTTATAAGCTAAAGCTTGAAATTGTGTAACTGCTTCTGCAAGAACTGGATGAGTTGCACCACTTGCACCTGCAAATGGTTCTGTTCTATTATCATATTTAAAACCTAATAAATCTAAACCAGTTGTATAAGTTTTTTCCCAATCTTTTCTTGATGAAGAATAATCCATGTACTTAGAATTTAAATCAGAAGCAAGTTCTGCTAAAACTTCATCAGGTAAAAATTCTGCAAGGTTTGCATAATGCTCATCACCCCCTTCAGGTGATGCAGCTGCTGGATCTAAATTAATATCAACCGAACCATCTTCGTTCTCTTGAACTTCGACATCATCAGGTGACTCTTGAGCTTCTTGAACTTCTTCTACAATCTGTTCTTTGATTTCTTCTTCACCAGGTACTTCAAATTCTTTTCTTGGCTCGTTTGGAAGAGCCTTGTCTATATTGTCTTCTGCCATTTATTTTCTCCGTATGTTCGACATCTTTAACAGTATTATACAAAATATTCAAGCCCTGACTCTGGGGCCCTGATGCCGGAGGCACAGTTGTCGTTAATTTTTTAATCATTTTCTTTGGACTGACTTGATAATTCTCTCATTGCTTGCTTGAATGCTGCTCCAAAATCTACTCCTTCAATATCCATGATCTCTTCAATCTTTTCTTTAAGAGACAATGTATCCGGGTCCATGTTACCTTCACTATAGCCTATTCTTCCACCATCTGCTTTCATTTCTGGAAGTGTTTCACCTGGGTTTTCTTTTGTAAAAATTTTAAAAAAACTTGCTCTTTCTTTTATAAAATCTTTTGCTTCATCACTACTCATGACTCCAGCGTTTTCTATTTTGTCTACAGAGTTTTTTAACAACTGATTCATTTCACTTTTATCAAAGCCGCCAAGATAACCTTTGATATATCTATCAGCGTCTTCTTTGAATGCTTGTTCTGTGTAAGGTTTTGGAAGTGGTCTATCTGGCATTACAGTACTCCTGCAATACCGCCTTTAGCTAGTTTCTTTTGTTCTTCTTTTCTTTGCTGAATTAATTTTTTTAATTTTTCAACAACACTTGGTGTTAACTCTATTTTAGGTTTTGAAACACCTTCTTTTTCTTTACGAGTCTCTGGATAATTTTGTGGATTATATTTTTTATCTAATTCAATTGCTTTTTTCTCGTAGTATTTATCTTCAGCATTTTTATCAATTAGTTCATTAAATTTAAAATCTTTACTTTGTGGTAAGATCGAAGGACCTTTTTCAAAAGGAGGAGCGTATTGCATTTTATCTGGTTCCATACCTTCACCGTATTGCATTCTGCCACCGTACATAGCCATTTGTCTATCTGCATTTTTAGTTTGTTTTTTAGAAAAATAATCTTTTGCGTAATCTTCGAAAGATCCACCATAACCTTTTTTAACAGCATCTAAAAACTCATAGTAAAGTGAATCTAGTTCTAACCCAAATTCTTCTTCAGGAGTTTCGCTAGCCATTTTAATTGATGGTGCACCTTTTTTTAAAGAATTGATGCCACCCATATCTTCATATTCTTCTGGGTCTGCTTGAAGCATATCTTCCTCAGTTTCACCGAGTTCGATTGCCTTCATCATATCTTTTAATCTCTGATCATCTTCTCTTGCCATAATGTCTAATAATACACTTTTTGAGTTCTCTGTAAAGGCTCATCTTCATAATCTTCAGGATGTTCAATTAATCCGCCTTGTCTAAATCTCATTACTGCCTGAGTCATAGAATCAACTAAATCATCATGATCTCCATATGGAAATGCAGCACATTCTTCAATAACCTCTTGTGCAAATTCCATATCAGTTGGTGCATATATACGACCTGATTCAAATAATGGAGATACAGAATTAACTCTAGTATGCTTATCATTACCACGTGATGGTGTAAAATTAATTACTGGGATTCCAGCTTTTCTAAGTTCATAAGTCAGTGGTAGACCTGATGCTTTTGATTCTACAATCACTGTTTCCGGTTGCCAGTAGCCGTATTGTTCTAATGCAATACGCCGTAGTTCTGGAAACTCGTACCGACCTTTTACAGAATCTACTAACATTAAACAAGGACCACTATCTTCATCAGGATGAAATACACCCCAAGTCGTTATAGCAGAATAATCGGCAGTTTCTTTTTTCATAAAAGCAGTATCATAAGATTGTATGACATGTTGTAGTGGAGGAATATCTCCCTCCCAATTTTGCCACCATTCTCTTTTAATCAATGCACCTTCTTCTCCTGTTGGATTCTGCATGTACTGTGCATTCCATTTTGAAAGGGGAATTGATGCACGGACACTTTCTAAGTCCTTCAGGTTCCAGTATTCCGGCCACAGGGGTTTACCTGATGGCATGATAGCAGGAAATTGAATTACCTCCCATTGATCTGCTTTGGGTTCTTTTTGAGCTTTGATTAATCTTCCAGCAAGATCTTTTTCGTTCCATCTTGTCATTACAATAATAATTGTTCCACCAGGTTGAAGACGTTGTCTAGGTCCTGATGTATACCATTCATAAGTTCTATCTAAGGCTTGTGCATTCATTGCATCTTGTTCAGTATGTGGGTCATCAATGATTAATAGATCGGCACCACGACCAGTAATTGCAGATCCAACACCTGCTGCATAATATTCACCACCTTGTTGTGTTTCCCATTTACCAGCAGCTTGAGAATCTTCTTTTAATCTAGTATCGAAAATTTCTTTATACTCAGGTGAATCCATAAGTTGTTTTGCCTTACGACCAAATCTTACTGAAAGTTCAGTTGTGTTAGTAGATTGGATAATTTTTAATTTAGGATTTCTACCTACCATCCATGCAGGTAATAGATAACTAGCAAATTCAGATTTAGTATGCCTAGGTGCCATGTTGATAATAACACGTTTTGTTTTACCTTCAGCTATCTGATTAAATTTTTCTGCAACTTCTTTATGGTGTTTACCTTCTACAAAATCAGGCCACACATGTTTAACAAAAGCCATGAAGTCTTTTTTAATTGTAGATTGTTTTTTCTTATCTCTCCATTTAGCCATGTAGAGAGCTAATTGCCTTTTTACATCAGGCGGTAACTTATCAAATTTTTTTAATTTCTCTATGTCCATAAGTGCATTCGAAAAAAATTTTTCGCAAAATTTTTTTAGATATGTTTTAAATAAAGCAAAAGTATTTCAGCCTTACTTATTTATAAAACCTTATATTTTAGTCAATATATAGAGACTCCTTAAATTTACAAGCAAATTTAGTTGTATAAAAAAATCAAAAGTCCAGATGAGTCTGGTACCTCTATCAAGACGAGCGCGCGCAGCGCGCGAGTCGGTACGCCAAGCGCCATGCGCTGCGACATTTTGTCGCATGCGACATTGTGTCACATGTCAATGTGATGCAGGCGACGAAGTCGCCTGCATCTGTTATTAACTACTAGGAGGAGTAGTTCTGTTATCCACAATCCATGCAATATCTTTTATCGCTTGTAGATCGTTGGTTATAGATATACTCGCCACAACATCTGCAGTGAGTGAACTCATCATTTCTTTTTGAGTTATCTTTTTTAGTTCTTTCTTTTTTTTCTGTGTTCATAATGTAATAATAGCACAATGGCGACGCAGTCGCCATTGCACATAGTGTCGCAGTTAATCTAATAATATATAATATTCATCAGTGAAATGTTTTTGAAACCATGTAATTCCTTTTTGTACAGTATCATAATCTTCCAACATTTCTGCACCTTTTATTGTGTCATAAACTGCCACTGCATATCTTGGCAATTCACAACTTTGCTTACTGTATGGATTAGTAACTGTCTCCATCGCAAATTTTGACTTTGGATCAGTCATCATTACTTTAAAAGGTAGAGCAATATTCATTGGCACAACTTTCATTGTTATTGCTTTTTTAGGTTTAGATTCAAATAATTTCATATTTCTCCTTTGTTAATTGTCCTAGTATAGCACAATGG